CTGCCTCAAGCGGGCGGCGCGACTCCTGAGCAGAGGGTCGCAGCACAAGCGCCGGTGCCCGGAACCGCAACACCCCCTCTACCCATGTAATCATGGAAATTACCGTTAAAAATAGATTTTTTTCCAAAACTCATCGGAATGATGAGACGGGTTGCATTGAGTGGACCGCATCAAAAAATGCCCGTGGTTATGGAAAATTTAGTGTTAACGGTGGTTGGGTTATGGCACATAGGTTTGCTTTTGAACTTGTTAACGGGGAAGTTCCTGCGGACGAATTTGTATTGCATCACTGCGACAATCCGTCTTGCGTGAATTCAGATCATCTTTACGCGGGTTCTAAAAAAGACAACGCGCAAGATAGAGAAACCCGTCGGCGTGGCAATCACGCTAAAGGAACTAAACATGGCCGCAACAAATTGTTTGCGTCTCAAGTTTTAGAAATACGAGACGCATTTGATACTGGCAAGTATTCTTTCCGTGAACTTGGACGTATTTACGGAACGGACAGCAAGTCCATAGCGGACATTGTTGATCGTAAAAACTGGAAACATCTTACTTAAGGAGTTTACAAAGTCGATCTTTTTCGCCCCCGTGGCGCCCAAGCTCCCCGTGGCGCTACCGACAACAAGCAGCAAAATGGTCAGATCGTGAACACTCCGCGTTATGCGGACTTCGGCGGTCTGAGTGGCCCGACTAAGACTGGCAAGAAAAACGCCATGACTCTTAGCAAGCCGGGCGACACCAAGAAAGTAATCTAACGGATTAAGGGGCTAAGATTATGTCGCTCGAAAATATCGCGCCGGAAACTAGGGATGAAATGGCAGCACTGCTGAAGAAGCTGTCTGACCATCCCAAGACTCGCAAGACGATCCTTAAGTCCATTAAGGAAGTCGATCCTGAATTTCACATTCCCGAACTTGAAATCGAAAGCAAAGCCGAGGAAGTCTATTCCAAGACTGCCGAGGAACTGGACAAGCTTCGTGCCGAGCTTCGGGAACGTGATGCGCGGGAAGAACTGTCCAAGCGCCGCAATTCTCTGATGAAGCAAGGCAAGGTTCAGTCGGAAGATGACATTGCCGAGATCGAAAAAATCATGGTCGAGAAGAAGATTGCTGACCATGAAGCGGCTGCTGAATACTGGACTTGGATGAAGCAGGCGAGCGAGCCGACGCCTTCGACTTACAACCCTCAAGTCATGAAGCAATGGGACTTGAGCAAGTATATGAAAAACCCGCAGGGCGCAGCCCGTGAAGCCGCTGCGGACGCTCTAGCCGAGCTTCGGAAAAACCCGAAGCCGATTGGACTGTAAGGTAATAGGGGCTATTTTCTAGGAGATTGTTATGCCTATTGGTGGCGGTATTATCCCGGCCAGTGGCACTAACCAGTATAACGAATTGACGTATGTCACCCGGCGTGCGTTTATTCCGAAGATGGTGGTGCAGCTTTACAACAGCACGCCGCTCATGGCTGCTCTTCTGGCGAATAGCCAGCAGGCGTCCGGCGGCGTGTCGTCGGTCACTGTTCCGGTTCAGGGTGCTCAGTTCGTTAATGCGCAGTGGTCGGACTACAGCGGCTCGTTCGCGCAGCCGTCGGTTCAGCAGGGTGCGTATAACGCCGAATTCAACCTCAAGCTGATGATTGCTCCCGTGCCGTTCCTCGGCATGGAAGGTGCGGTGCAGCAGGACTACGCGATTATCCCGCTGATTGAAGCGCGGATGAACGACGCGACCAACGTTATGATGGACGCGATGGCGTATGCCCTCTACAACAACACCAGCAATGCTCAGCAGTTTACGGGCCTTCCGGCGGCGATTGACGACGGCACGGGCACGCAGACCTACGGCAATATCGACCGCTCGACCTACACGTGGTGGAAGTCGAAGCAGTATGCCGCTGGCTCGCAGAACCCGACTCGTCAAAACGTCCTGCAATACATCAGCGGCACCGTGAAGAACGGCGCTGAAGTCCCGACGTTTGGCGTGTGCGGCTTTGGCACCTGGACGCTGCTGGCGCAAGACTACGTGGGTCAAGAGCAGTATGTCATCACTCCGGGTTCCGGCTTTGATGCGGATGCGAATGGCCCGCAGGCCGCGTTCCGTGCGCTGATGGTCGCTGGCGTGCCGATCTATCCCGATCCGTATTGCCCCGAAGGCACCCTGTATCTCATCAACAGCAACTACATGTCGCTGTATGTGCATGAGAAGGGTTCGTTCGTGTTCACTGGCTTCGAATCGACCCTGCCGAACTGGCAGATCGGTTACGTCGGTGCGGTCCTTACCATCGCCGAGCTTGTTTCGACCAAGCCGAAGTCGATGACTAAGGTGACGGGCTATAACTCTCTCACGCTGTAAAGGAGAAAAGACATGGCTCTCGCACTTAATAAGATCATCATCACTGGCCTGAACACGAACAACGCCGGTGCGTATCTGCAATCGACGACCGTTACTGCCCTGGCATCGGCCAGCGGCAATACGGCGGTCCCGACGGGTATGTATCTGCTGGTTCCGTCGGCCAACGTTTCGGTTCAAGCGTATAACGGCTCGGCGTGGACGACGATTGTTGCGGCCAACGTTGGTGGCGTCCTGTTCTCGGACGGCCAGAACGTGCGGTTCAGCAACAGCGGCGCGAATGCTACCGTTACTCTGCTGACGGTCAATGGCGGCAATGCCGCTACCGGCCAATACAACAGCTAAGAGGTAGCCCATGCAATCGAACCGTGTAGGCGCACTGCTTCCTGACAATTTCGGTAGTTTTTCTGTCGTCAACGTCCGTGGCGCAAGTCTCAACGCGACGGGCAATGCGGCAGTCATTCTGCCGGTGCAGGCGGGTTCGTCTTACATTGTTCGCCGCGTGGTTGTTGCGAATGCTAGCGGCAGTATCAATACCGCGAACGTCGTTGTTCTTACGTCCTCGGACGGGAATGCGTCGAACGCGATTACTGCCGTTAGTGTTCTGTCGAATATCACCAGCACGACGACCTATCAAGACCTGTCGCTTGCGGCGGGTGCAGCTACGACCGTTTACACGGCTCCGGCGCTGTTCTTGAAGATCAATACGGCTGTTGCTAATGCGACTTGCGACATTCAGGTTTACGGCGACATTGTGACCCCGTAATGAGCACTATTTTCGTAACCAACAACGGCGATTTTTCCTTTGAAGATGGTTTCAATGGCGAGCGTTATACGTTTGCCGTAGGTGCCACCGTGGAAATCCCGTTGTTGGCGGCGAAACATATTTTTGGATACGGTGTGGACGATAAAACGCCTCACCTTGTCCGGCTCGGTTGGCTGCGTATGTCTAATGAGGTCGAACAGGCGATGAGTAAGCTCGCCAAGTTCCGGTTTGACACGCAACGACCGTTGAAAGGCCACTCCAAAGCCCCGGTGGTGGACAAAGTAGCTCCCTTGCCGTTGAAAAACGGCAGGGGAGCGAACGTTCAAGTAGCTTAATGATGGCTATTAAATGTCTCAAACACTTTCGGATTACATTACCGAAGTCCGGCGGCTGCTGCATGACGCTAACGCGAATTTCTATACAAATTCCGAGCTAACGGACAACATCAACGCGGCCCGTGTGCGACTTGTGCGCGATACGGGGTGTCTGCGCGATCTTCAGTCTTACACTCTTCTTCAGGGTGCCGAGACTTTTAACTATTCCGATCTTCCAAAGGCAACTCGGACGCTTGATATTCTGAATATCAACGTCTATTGGGGAAATAGCCGGGTGCCGCTTCGGTATCTGGCGTGGACTGACTTTAACGCACAACTGCGCTACTGGCAAAACTATCAAGGTCTGCC